GTCAAAAGTAATAGCTCGGACAAAAAACTTTTTTCATGTCGGTGAGTCTTTACCGGACAGTTTGGTATCTATTTCTGGAGGGGCTGACAGCTCATACGCACCAAACACTGTGCATGTGGACATCCAAATGCTAACTCGGGATCGTCAGCAAATATCAGAAACTAAGGTTTTTAAAAATGCGGTCTTTAAAGTCACAGGTACGGGAGCTGCTAAAGGATTGAGATTCCCCATTCAACCTGGAGGGTCTCCACAGCAAACTGTGGCAACCCGGGAAAGTAAAAGAAGACTAGTTTTTAATTTCGCGGAAACCCCCGGAAACCCCTTCAGCTACTGTGTTTATAAGGGGCAGTATATCGCTAGAATAGGGGGTGCTATATCGTGGACGAGGAGCCACTTGGTGACTACGGGAAGTGCCGCTTCCACTGCTAGGATTAACTCATCTACCTCTAAAATCACTCCCATTTTTTCTTTTAGTAATAACGGCACAGCCAAAAGAATTTGGAAGATAGAAATAACTTACATCGGGTGATGGATTTTGAAAGCGCTAACTTAAATGACCTCACCGAGGAACTTTCCAGACTAAAAGAAGATTTAAACAATCTTACAGACGCTGTTTCTCAGTTGGATTCACCGGTTAGCGTCGAGGACGACACTTCCCAGGCACTTATTGGGGGCAACAAAAAGCCCGTGCTTCACTGGATTGAGCCTGTTGAGTTTCAATACACATGCTCATTAATTCAAAGCCTCGATGACGCAAAAGTAGCGATGCGTATGGCGGTTATACACAGGGATGATGTGGACAACGGAAAACCGGAGATTATGCACGGCGATTTCTTGGTTCTAACCTGTGTGGATGAAACTGCGGATCCAGATCAGGATATCTTTAATAGTAAAATGTTTTTTGGTTTGTGCGTAGAGCCTGATGGTGGATTCCAAGACGACATACCATCGCAGTTTACTATTAATTATATGCCTAACAACCACCCTTCAGTAGCGGAAAAAATACCTGCCACTCACGGTCACGACGATAGGTATATTATAGCCTGGTCTGCGACAGGCGGCTCAAGTGTTGGCGAGTTTGATGGGTGGAAAGAGCTAGAAATATGCGAGTCCGGATCAGTCAGTACGATATATGTTCCGTATTTTACAGAAAACCCTAACCCTTAGCCGTGACTAGGCTAATTCACACTGCTGTAAAAAAACAGTTGGATCATGATAACGGACCGAATGAGTGGGGTACGGTATCTCTACCTGTTTACGAGTCCTGCTTTGACGAGAACGGTTTTGGGGATTGGTCTTTCATAGGGGGCATAGGTCCTACAGATTTTACGTCGTCTAAAGCGGGTGCTTCTACCAGTATAACTTTACTGGATGTTGGGGACGGAACTAACGCCCTTCAACGGGCTGATATATTTATTGCAAACCCCGGTTGTACACCTGGAGAATACGCATTGGACATCACAGGAATTATTGAAACCTATAATTCCGGGTTTGACACGCTGTCGGTTGCTGTAAACGGAGATTTTATAGATCTTGAGGGTACTGTCCTGACGCATGCAAATGGGACCGACACTTTTGTTTATCCTAACGGTTCTTTTGAAATAACCTCTCAGTTTAACGACACAGATGCTAGTGACCCCGGGTCCACAGTTTATGTGCCTACCAGAAACATAACGGTAGAGGGCCCATGTTTTACCCAGATTACTTTCTGGTCAAGTACGGAAGACGCGGCACATAACTCATTAAGCCTGGGTGATGTAAAATACGATATTGTGATTACCAAAATATGAGCGATAAAGAAAAATCTAAAGGTCTCGGTGATACCGTAAAAAAGGTAACGGATGCCCTAAAAATAAAGCAGTGCTCGGCATGTAGACGCCGTCAGGAAAAGCTCAACCGATTGTTTCCTTACAAACAAAAGCGTACAAATAAAGGGTGAGGTTTTTCCGGATACCATCCTTCACCGGGATCGAGTCGCATCGCGATGACGCCGATCGCGGGTCCCTTCGTGCAATCGAAGGCTGCTTGCCACATGGGCCGGGTGGCGTGCGCTCTGCTCCTGTGTGGGAAGAAGTCGGCGATGTCGATATGTTTTCTGAAACAGAATATAATATGATCTCGGCTGCCGATGACGGAAATGGAAACTCACTTTTATTTGTTTCCCGTCTCGGTCAGGTTACTGACATCGCCATACTATCAACCGAAAATACAGAAGTCGGACCTTTCGGGGACAATTATCTCGTGTCTGATTCTATCGTGCACAACCAAAAAACAGGTGCCATATCCCCCATCGGGGACAGAAAGTTCGCTGTTGGGGATGGTACGGCTGAAGCCATTTATGTAGGAAAAGGTCCTCCAGGTGGGTCAGCTTCTGTGTTTCCTGACGAAGTGCTTTACCGCCAGGAATGGTCAAGATTCCCGAACTGTAAGCATTATGTCCAAGGGCCAAACAAAACACTTTATGCCGCAGGTAACCCGGAAAAACCTTTAACTATTTATGTCTCAGAGCCTGCGGGTTCGACCAACCCTAATGTAGACTCACCTTATTCTACTGAACTTACACCTCCGGCAAACAAACCCGGGAAGTTAAGCACGGTCGATATTCTCGCGAGTAAAGCAAGCAAAATTACCGCATTAACATCCAATGGAAGCCAGGTAATCGTTCACACCGACAAAGGCTGCCACATTTTATACGCTCCGTCCGCTGATCAGGCGAATACAGGATACCGCGTGGAACAGGCACCATCCTCTGTTTTCTCTGCCGCAGTCTCACCTCGAACCGCTTTATCTGACAATGGATCTATGATCTTTTGGCTAGGGCACGACGGGCAAATATATAAGGACGAGTCCGCTGGTCGAGGGTCGGAGGACGCTAAAAAATTCACGGACCCGGGGCAAGCCAACTGGAAATCTAAAGGTGTATGGGAGAAAGCACACCCTAAAGACCTGTCTGATTCTTTTTCATTTTACGATCCGCAGTCTGGTTATTATTGGGTCTTTATAAGATCGCTGGCATCCCTCGACTACGCAGGTTCTTTAAGCCCTAACCGGCCCACTATGCTAGAAGCTTTACCGGCCGCCCCGAGCATTCCCGGAAATTTACAGGCTTCTATAGTAGCACCGTCGGAGCCTTTAACTTTAGCAGCTTTACCTCAAGCTCCGGCTCAACCCGGAGATCTTCAGTCGCTAGTACAAGCACCTAGCTCCCCCACAGATTTTGTAGCTTTACCAACCAATGCACCGGCAACGCCAACTGATTTACTAGCTTCGCCTGCGATACTACCTCCTGTTTCAGGGCCTGTAAATATTCAAGCTTTAGAATCCGGACCTGTAGCTGGGCCAACTGATTTATCTGCAGTTATGCTCGCTCCTGCTGCAGGACCTACTAATTTAAATACTTCCTTGCAAAATCTTGCACCTGGTTCGGGGCCAGGTGGTTTAACAGCCTCTTATGAATGGGATCAAGCTGAGGCTTTTGCACAAAGCGCAAATCTTTTAGGTTTTATATCAATAGTTGTTAACAATGTCCCGTCGCTAAGCACATCAACCTGCGGAATTAACTTTAGAAACGCCTGCCCATCCACTTTTCAAGGCACTGTAAATCCCGCCACCGGACTATGGACAACAGGTGATGGGACCGGGACCAACCCGTACATGACCCAATGGTATCCGGATCACAACATAGCGGCGACAACTGCAAAAGGCTACCAGGTGAGCGCGGCCACTGATTTATACAATGTGTGGTCAAACTTTTCTTATGCAGGCACCCGGAATCTTGACGACCTGGGTCAAAGCTTCGGGCAGTGGACTTGGCTTAGCACGAATGGCGCACAACATTCATGGAGTTTTACAGTTCAATCGGCTAGTGCTGCGGTGACTTACTGGTTGGTTTACGACCCAAACAATTCTCAGTACTGTGTTGTCGAAGGCCGCTGGGCCAATGCCGGAACCAATAATGGAAACTATTCAATCGCACCGGTATATACTAAAGCCAACAACTTTAATAATGCTTTAGACCCAAACAATCCTTTCGGGACTTACATACTAAACAGAGATGTTAACACCTGGTACATTTTACATGTGGGCGACGGTGTGAGCGACGCGAACTTGAGTGTGGACACAGATTTCCAGGCAAGATACACCGTGCCATTCGCCACAGTGAACGGCGTTCAGGTAGACTGTATAAACGCTACTTCCAGAACTTTTTAAAAAATCAACCGATTGATAAAATATTAATTTAAAACCAAAATACTGATTATGGCATCGATTACTTTAACATGGACGGCTTCGGACACCGCAACCGGAGGAACGCCAACTAATTACGACATCTACCGCACTGTCGGCGACACGAATGAGCAAACTGTTGACGATTCAACTACAGGCGCGTCCAATAAAATTGCGGATGTAACCGGAACGGTCTTAACCTATGAAGACACTACGGTCACCGCCGGCTCCACTTATTCCTACACCGTAATCGCCAGAAACGCTGGCGGAAGCAGCGCACCTGCCGACAATATTAACGCTAAAGGTATCTTAGCTTAAACCCTATGGGACTCACGACTCCAGCCGGGTTTGGAGCTTACGCTTTTAATGAGCGAACAAAATCGTTGGCCGGCCCGATCACGAACGAAGACATTACAGCTGTCGCAAATCGGGAAAACTCCTCTGAAATTTACTGCGTCACCGCTGACCGGAAAATAAAGAAAACCGATCTTCTTGATTTAAACGACGCATCATTTCCTGAATTTATCGACCCTTTTACAGACCTGGTGACACCTATAACCGAAGGTGTCATTGCCTCAGAATCAGGGCAGGGATTTCACTACCGGGGTCTTTTTAGATCCGCCCCATTTGAGGAAGAGAGCACCGCGGACACGGCTATAGCCGACCCGCTTTACTTTCCTGAATCTTACCTAGCGATTACAGAAACCCACTGGATGCACCTTGGGGATGAGCATAATGAAAAACAGGTTCATCGTGTAGACCTGGCATTCCATAAAAACTCATGCGGACACCTCTGGCTTTATGTAAAAAATGAAGCAGGTAAAATATCCGGGCAATATAAAGGTATGCTAAAAGAGCACATGAAAGTCTTTACCAACATCCGAGGGCGTCGGTTTAAGATTCAAATGCTTATAGCTACCCACAAAAACTTTCCGTGGGCACTGCGCGAAATGTCGGTAGGACACCTGTACGGAAAAAGTTTTTAGACAACCGGTAGAGCTTTACTTCCGTATACTTTAATATACGAAGCATGGATAACGAAAAAGAGCAGGAGAATAAAACTACTATATTAATCGACGATATTGAGCATGTTTACGAAGACATGACCGATGAGCAGAAAGTGATCATCGAGCACATTACCGATCTTGGCCACAAGTCCAGAAAAGCTCAGCTAGAGCTAGACCAGTTAAATGTGGCCAAAAACGGTTTTGTCTCTATGCTTAAAGAATCTCTCGCTACGCAACCTGAAGAGTCCACAGACTCTTAATATCTTCGTCGATTATAGCGTCAGCGTAGCTGTCGTTTGTCGTACTAGCATCAGCATGTCTTAAGAATTTCTGGGAGATGTAAATTCCTTCGGTACTTGCTATATAGCTTCCGAACAATTTTCTTAACTCATGTAACGGATTCGCACGCTCCCATCCAATCGCACGAAGCTGATCCAGGCATTTTTTAAATGCTGTGTTTCCTTTGTCCATTCGATGAGACATTAAATAATCATTGCCCGACGCTTTATTAATTATAGCTTTAGCTATTGAGCTTGAGCCCATGGTAAAACCCTCATGACCTCCTTTAGGTTTAAAGGAATTTTCGGACACTATATTAACCCGCGCGCGAGAATCCCCCGACCCAAGATCAAACCAATCCGCTCTAGCATGATAAATCTCATTCCGGCGAAGACCGAAATAAAGGGCTAGGCCGATGAGCGTGTGAGTATCACCCTCAGTCTTTGGCCAAAGGTCGAAGGTCTTAAGTATTAGGTCAGTAGGCGGAAGCCGGTATTGTTTCTTTAAACCTCTAAAGAATTCCTGCTTTTTAATAGAGTCTACGAAATCCATATTATAATCCTCGAACATAGAAATTCGGGTAAATATTGCTTTCATAGACCTAATGATGGAATTTATAGTCCTCTTCTTAGACGCGATTAAGCCTTGATCTGTTATACCGCTAAGGGATTTAACCTTAAAATTTCGGAACATATTGTCATTAATAACCCCTAAATCGAAGTCATCAACCTCATGCTCTCCGGTTACCACCCGGGCAAATCGCTTCAACCCGTCTGTATAACTCCGAACTGAGCTTTGACTAAGCCCAGAAGAAATTCGATTATCTTGTAAAACCTTAACTACCTGCGAAAGGGTAGGGGTCGGGTCTTTAGACATGGCGAACTTTTTCTTATTATACATCTCCAGAACTTCTTGATAAGGATTAAGAATTAGATGAGCTCGAATTTGATCGGCTAGCTCTAATGCTTTTTTCTTTTCGGTTCCGAGAGGCCAATAATTTTGAACTCCTCCGAATTGACTTTTATATGTCCAGCTCCCTTTTTCCGTCCTCCGGAAAATCCGCGTACCCGACCGGGAACGCGCGACTGAATTGTGACTGCTTATGGTGTGTGGCATACCATTATATATATTCTGTTTTTTCATTCTGTCCAGTAATCATGCGGGTTTTCATTATATACAGGGTGCCTGTTGAAAATTTAGGATCTGGTATCCCATGGATGTGAGGGTTCGACCCCCTCCTCGGGCATTCCTTTGATTATCAACGATTTGACACTGCTGTGTTATTTTGTTATACATAGGGTAACGCAGAAATGTGACTGAATTGCAACTGCTTAATTTATATTAGGGATATGAAAGATTGGTTGGAGAAACAAAAATTGCAGGAAAACGATGTGCTTGATTCGGTGGGAATTCAGGCAAGACAGATAGCGGAAGATCTAATTCCACAGATTAGATTATGTGCTTTAGAGAATGAAAATGTCTCAGACATTTTGATCAAGGTGCATTTCGAGTTCGACAGCGAAAAGACTGAGATATGGTCAGAGGGAGCTGTAAATTTCCCGCCCAAGCAGAGTACATCAGAACTTCACGCCATTACCTATGTCGAAAAACAAGACCTCGAAGGTTCTTGATAAACTAGGTCTCACTAAAGAAGAAGTCCGTGCGGCTTTTTCTGTGGAGAAACCGGCATCTGAAAATAAACCTAAAAAAGGTTATCTGTTCCGAGCGGACCAGGCCCGTATGAGCAAGCGCATGAAACGCTGGAATGATTTGATTTTTGCGAGGTTTATGGGCGGCACACACCCAAAGGATATCGCTGATGCTATCGGCGTAACCGAGGAATCTGTTCGTGTTCGGTTACGCCGGGCTAAATTCTTTTCCAATTAAATAAGATCCCAAGCCTCTTTATACTTCTCGAATTTGGCAGAAGACTGGGGGTTGTCGGGGTAAAACCACACCGAAACTTTGCCGTCTAAAGCTTTGCAGGGAATTATATACCAGGTGTCCGCATTTTTTAAATAAACCGCTAAGATATCCACTTCGCGGCAGTCGATTGGTTTCTTCGAGCTGTGACCGGTTCCGGCTATTATTTTATAACGCCCGAAGCCTTGGTTGTCCTCCTGGTTCTTCGTCGTACCTTTAATCTGCACTCTTTTAAGGTTCCCTTCCGAACTAAGAATGCAGTCAACAGGGAGATTATCACCCGCCGGAATGTAAAGCCCGTGACCGAGCTCTAGCGCTTTCGTAAAAAACTGGTACTCCCACAAGGTACCTAATGATTTATTACTCTTCATTTTTTACCTAATATTACCCAACTAGCTCTTTTTTGACTCCGAGAAACCCACGTAAAACCTTTAGACAACATGTGACTCATGCCCCAACCTAGTTTCTTAGGGCTTAGCTCTTTTAAAAGAATACGGTTAAGCTCGTTAGCCGACAAAACAACCATAAGCTCCGAGCAGGTGCCTTCCCAACTATCATCTTTTAATGTACGCCGGAACATAGAAAGGAGCTCGATTATGTGCGAATACCGACTGTCTGCTTTTGCCTGAGACTCTAAGTCAGGGTTCACATAAGCTTTAACGCCAAACCTCACCTCCCGAAGCTCTTCAGGAATTTCGTAATCCAAAAGCCATCGGGCGAAGGTCGGAAGCTCTTTTTGAACAGTACCCTTAGTCTCCCATTTAAAATTAAACCCGTCGTTACATTTAAATAGCATGAGTTTATCTTTGATACTCATATCTAGATCGGGAAGCAGTCGCATCGAAACCGGGTCATCATTAAGTGTGATGCTTATCCTCCCCCGCCAATAAGCTCTACCGGCTTTAAGAAACTTTCCTTTTATTAAAAATGTGTCGTTGGCAATATGCTCCTTCAGCCTGGCCGTGAAAGCGGTGTGCATAGATGTGCTCGCTGTTGGGGCCTCATCGTCCACTAGCCAAGCACCGAACTCGAAAAGGTGATCTGTCCAATCATCTTTACCGGTCAAATAATCCGAGGCTTTGATTCCACCACCGAATAAACCACCTAGTATCACACTGTTATACAGAGTCTTCCCGCAATTAGGAGGACCTACGAGAAAATGCGCATGCCCCCGTTTTGGCTGACCGGCGTATGCATTTTTATAAGCATACGCCAGCCAAGTCAGTTCGTGTTTCAGTTGTTCGTCTCCCAGCATATGAGTCATCCATGCGGCAATGGTGGGAAAGCCGTCCCCCCATGCACCTGATGAATCAGCAGGAGAAAGTGGTCTAACCCGCGCAGTGTTAAAATACGTGTTATTCTCATGTTTAACGATTCGACTTTTCGTAAAACAAAAAGGTACACCTGCCTCCACCCGCTTGCTTGTGTTAATCATATGTAACGCTCTCCGAGCCTCACTTACATTTTCGCTTCTGCCGGGTCGGGAGGTTAAATCATGCCGGCACTGCAGGTCCAACAGTGTATCATCCTTATTGTTAACTAAAAACCCACCGGTCTCATCTTGAATGAAATAATTCTTACCGTCGGTCCAATAATTCTTAATAGCTTCACCTATTCGGCCGACTTCATATTGGCGGACAAATCCCGGGCTTAATATTTCGGCCCATGTATAGAAACCTTTTGGCATATTAAATACCTGCATACCGGCTTCGCGAACAATGGCGGAATTTACTGTCTTATGATGCCCGCCCGGATCCCAATAAGTCGGTCCACGGCTTCCCTCAACAAATTCACCGGGCCATTCATGATTCGGCCATACTTTTTTAACCTCTTCAAATACAACATCGAGGGGGATGACCGGCCCTTGGCCTGTAAAATCTGAGCTTTTCGATTCCTCGTACTGCCAGTACTGAAGCAAACTCTCAGAAATTCTAGCTTTAGGGACGACCGGACGCCAATCGTCCCCGTGCAGAAGGTAATGCTGCTTCTCAAAATTACCCATGTCGAAACCACGGGCGATCGCATCACGACCGTCCAGCTTCATTTCTTTAGATAACCTCTTTAAGAATCGAGCATTGCTCTTTGGCCCGTGCATAAAAATAGGGCTCTCGAAAAACCAAACGGCGTGAATGCCACCACTAAAACTTCGGCTGATGTAATTGACCGGGTATTCGTGATCAATTAACCGGCGGACAATGTCCTCAAACTCATCGTCGTTAAATGTCGCGTCCCAATCCACGCACACGCCATGCAGAAATCTGACAGGGTTCTGTGAGCTAACTCTTTGGTTGGGGTCAACTCCTTCGGCTGTGCTGTGCGCGCCATATCTTGTGCTCGGTCTCGCCGCCCACTGCTTATACTCGTTCGAGCTGCGAAATTCCGGGAGGTCATAAGAGAGCTCCCACGGTTTGGTTCGGCTAACCTGACTAGCTGACAGGTTGGGTATCGTAAATAGTTCCATAATAAATTAAATCTTCTAATGTTTTAATAGCTGTGTGCTCCAGATCGGTCACATAACATGATGAATTTCGTAGCTCGCAATCAATCTGCTCAGAATCCAAACCTGACTCGGACACATGTTTGTCTTTTGCCGCGGCCTCTTCCTGTGCTGGACGATAAACGCGAACAATTTTTCCACCTCTCGCATGAATCATGGCCGCCTCATTCGGGAATCGCACATCATCAATTACATAATTTTTGCCATCCTCGATAGATTTTTCCAGAGCCCGAACCCATATATTCTGCGAGACGAGCTCACGCCCAAACTCGGTACCCAAAATCTGCATGAGCTCTCGTGGGCTTTTTCCATACTCATCAAGAGGTATTTCTTTAATCGTGGGATCATTCAGTTCCGCATCCCCCAGACCAAGAACCCTAAGCATATCCTTGATCGGGGAAGCGAAACTTAAGATTTCGTAACCCAAACGATCTCTAAAAATATTAGCGACTGATGATTTCCCACATCCTTTTCTTCCAGTTAATCCTATAATCATTTCGTATACTCCTTTGATATTATTGCCTCTGACGCCAACGGAACGCGGTCCATCCACTCAGGCGGTTGGCTCATTATTTTCTGAATGGCTGATTTTGACTCTTCCGCATAAGCCTCATCCACTTCCACGACAACTTCGTCGTGAACATGGAGTACTACATCAAAACCTGCGTGATCCAAGTTTGTGAGAATTCTCCCGAATGCATCACGAGCCAGTGCCTGTACCTTATTTTGAAACAGGTTAGCCCCATACATTTTTACCCTGCGAATAGAACCTTTCTGAGTTGCACATGTTACGCCGTCAGGCTCATGCCGGCAGCGATAATATTTTAACTCTCTGCCCGACTCAATCGGTACATT